CTGGTTCCCATTGCTGGTTGACGCCATCTCGCTTGACATTTGGATTTCCAAGGTAACTATTATTCGTCTGGAGGAGTGACATCTTTTTCTTCACTTTCAGCTTGTAGCATCCGCTGAAGATCAGCAGTAGATCCTACAAAAATATTATTTTGTTGATGTTCGACTTGTTTGGTTTCTTTGGTAGGTTGTGTAATGTCTTTATGCTTTTTATTGAGATCCATTAATTTATCATTAATGTCAGAAATATTCTTTAGCATTCCAGCTAATACTTCGTACGCACGTGGGTGTTCGGACTCACGTGCAACATGAATCATATCTTCTAAACCTTCGCGACCTTTTTCAATGAGATCGTAATACGTCTCACGTGAATAGTCATAATCGCTTTTTACATTATCATCTTTATCTTTCATTATGCGCTATCTATAATTGTTGTAGTAAATCCAAAGTCAGAGTCCGCAAGACCGATCGCGTCAGCCGGATCTGGTGTCACCCTAATCGTTTCTAATCCTATATCAGAATCATTTAACCCCATATTCATTTGTAATAGTTTAGCATCAACTTGACGTATGACAGAAGAATTAGTAATAGGTCCATAAAAATTAACTTTCATTTCAAAGTCTAATTGATAAATTATTGTACGTCTTGTTTCTAATGTACCTTCAAAATCATCCTGAAACGCCAATGATTGTATTATGATTGGTATATCTTCTTTAAAGTCTGGGTATTCTTCAGCAAATGGTTTAATAGTAACCGAATACTGTGGATTAAAATAAGGTATTATTTGTTCTACAACTTGTAAAGCATCGTCTTGTGACTTAGCATACACGTTTAATTGAAAATTAATACTATAAGGAACGGGAGAAAAAAACTTTTGCCTACTTGTATTTGTTAATCCTACAGTATTAAAAGTATTTGTTTTTTGTAACTGTCTAGAGATATCATACGAAAAATTAGTAATTTCAAATGACATTCTAGGTAATTTTATAGCAACTTTTGTATCATCATATAAATCTTCATTTTCTCGTATACGATCTAAATACTTTCTTCGAGGCGCATACGACAAAGGTACTTTTACCTGGCTTACTACTTCACCCGAAGAATTTTTTCGAAGAACGTAAATATTATTAAACATGCGACCAAATATTGCCACACATTTTCTTATTTTTTCATGATAGAAATGAGTACCGAACATTAGCTTTTATAAATCTCTGTCAGTTTATCTTCAAAGGCTTCGACCTTTGTTAGTCTATCTGGCCAAAGAATATATTCTTTCTCTGGATTCTTTTTTAAATTATTTAATAACGGAATAATTGCATTATATAATTTATCTAATTTTTCTTGAGTTGTATTTGCGGTTGAAGCAACTTCAGTTGCTTCAGCTGTTGCCTTTTGCACAGCTTCAAGTTCGTTTTCATCAACAGCTGTAAACCCAAAATCAAAAAAATCTTCACTCATCAATTATTCTCCAAATCACCAAATGGATTATCTTCAGTAAAATCAAGAAAATCTAACGACTCTGTACTAAAGTCATCATTCTGCTCATTCTGAGAAATATTATTTTCTTCATCTACAGCCAACACCTCTCTGGTGTATGTTATTTCTTTATTTCCAAACGTAATATCTCTACCTGTGACAAAAGAATGGTACTTACCGTCATCAGAACCAACATGGGCAAGATAAATCTTTCCATCTGAATCAGAGTACTTCATAACCTCACCACTAATCTTAACACCAGAAGCAAGGGTTTGATGAGCACTATCGTTTTGGCTGATGTTTGTAAAAGTTGGTTTAACAATTGTTACAGTTGGAGCTTCAGTGTAACCTGCTCCACTGTCCACGATCGTTAATGAGTTAACCTGACCCAATGAGTCAATAGTGGTGACAGCTGTTGCCGTATAATCTCGCTTTGTTCCTGTCGCCGGGTCAATTGTTACTTGTACTGGAGTTGAATCATAAAAATTTCCGCTATTATCAATTACAATAGATGACAACGCCCCAGCATTGTCACTATCCACAACTGCAGTACCAGTTGCTCTGAAATCACGTGGTGCACCTGTTGGATCTGTTATTGAAAGAGTAGGTGCTTCGGTAAACCGATTACCTGTTCCAGTGATGGTTATCTCTGATATCTGACCATTAGAAATACTAGATGTAAATGAAGGAGTGTACAATTCAAACCCTTCATAATTTCTTCTTATATTACCATCTAAAGGTCCAGGATCGCGATCTGAATCAGGAACAGTTGTAAAGATACTTACAGGTTCATATTCAGCTGAGTCATAGATATCAAATCTGATACAATCCAAATAGGCATATGTAACGGAAGCTTGACTGTTGTTCAAAACAATTTTATCCTGGACAAACGGATCTTGACTATTTCTTGGTCTATTTTCTGAATAAGTTTGATATCCAGGATCACCTAGAGAACCATTAACGTACATCAAATGATCAACATTATTATCACTCTTTAGAACTTTAACTAACTGTACGAAATTCCATTGGCCTAGATTCAGTCGATTAGTTGGCATTGTAATATTGCCACCTGATCCACCATTACCTTCTGTCCAAAACCAATTTATTCTTAATCCATTGATGTCAACTCTATTGTCACTTCCATCACTATCATATTCATTAGGAAGATAGAACAGTGTTCCGTTGGCATAGGATACTGCTGGATATACCCAAAATTCCAGTGAGTTATTGAATAATGAATTTCCCCCATCAAATTGGGTTAGATCCTCATTAATATTAAAAGGTGTATCGGTTCTCAACCCATAACTATACGTTCCAAATTTTTTATATGAAGTCGTAAAGTTTTTGGGTCTAGGATTCCCCGCAACATGTCCAGTATTACCAGAAGCTGTGATGGTAGGAACTACTGAGTAATATGAACCACTATCTGTAATAGAAACAGAGTTAATGGCTCCATTAGTTGTGTCAATTGTTAGTGTTCCAGTTGCTGTTACGCTATCACCAGTAGGAAGGGAGAAAGTGACAGTAGGAACAGTTGTATAATATTGCCCACTGTCTGTTAACGTAACACTAGCAACAGTTTCGTTATCGAGATTAATTGTTCCAGATGCATCAGCAGAGTCTAGATCTGGTTCACTGATAACAACAGCTGGTGCTGTTGTGTAACCAAATCCTGAGTCTGTTATTGAAAGTGAAGAAACTGATGCCATTATGAGATACTCGATGTTGCTTTGGCTTGTTTAATACCGTCTACTGTGACAATATACTGGTATGTATAATCTTTTTCAATATCATCAATTTCATTAATATTAGTATCAAGATCTTCGTCATTGTACTCGAACAACTGGCAACGCATTTTATATGTCGGAAGATTACTCACTTGATAAAACGGTTGTTCATGTTCAACATGCATTATTTCAAACAAAGATTTTGATAATGGCAAATAAATCAAATCACCTTCTTTTGGCCTATCTACTTCAACATCATTATCGTATCTACTAATTAATCTAGACCATTTACGTCTTGCTACAATAAAAGTTGCTTCATCTCTAATTTCTACACCAAAGCGAGTAAATAAATCTCCTTCTCCGTCAAAGCCTTCGACGTTTTCAATATACATCGTTACTTTATATGCAGAACTAAATCGAGACGGTATGTCATCTCCAAATACTTTGTCTTCAGCTACTATAGTCCGAGGCAAATAATATACAGATTGACCATATATTTCTAAAGCCTCGATTGTAATATCTTCATACAAATTTTGCTCTGATCGAACGTTTTGCGTGAAGTATGGATTCATTCCCATTTTTTAGCCTACAAAGAAATTAGGTGGAAACTCGTGCTCGAGTCTTATAGATTCTCTTAGTCTTTCTATTTCAGAGGTAGCATCATCATATAATTGTCTTCCGTTAATAACAACACCGCCTGGTAATTGCATACCTTCGAATTTAATTAAGTTTTGGCCCCACTGTTGCTTGATAAGAGAAGTCGTATATTCTTTTACCCACATGTCATTATATACAGAAGTATAGGTATCCGGATCAATTATCGAATATACTTCTGCAATAATATAATCACCAGCATTAATATCGTCATCTGCAAAATCACCAAAAATATACAGTCTATTCTGCCGTCTAGAAAATTGAACTTGCGGATGTCCATTTAATTTCATATCTAATAAAGACAAATATTGCTGCATTTGTTCGTAATACGCAAGATCTCCGGCAAAAGATATTAAATCTGCCATATCATTAAGCATCATTTGGTATTTAATATCAAAAAAGTTTCTAGTACCAGTAAAAGCACTAGAAAGAGGAAATATTTTTGAAACAAATAAAATATCAGATGAAAGCGTTATATATTCATTTGATATGTCATCAGCAGTAACTTCATGCTTTAAATATGTCTTAAGAGTAGCATCTGAATGAAACTCTTGATAATATTGAACTGCTTCGTCAACGCGGTCTTCTAATTGATCTTCATCAACATTAATCTCAATAACAGGATCACCAAGCCTTCGAAGACAATAGTCGATTAGCTGCTGACGAGTAGCTGGATTTGCCATATTAATAGTCCTAAGAGTTTCTTTTCTTAAGACTATTTATATGTTTTATACCCTTAGTTTATGCTTTTAATATATCAGGTCGCGTGTTAAGATCCAGATAAAATATCCTCAATGGAGCCCAATTCGAACTGAGTTCTCTGTCCCAAGGAACTACGTACAACTTGTTGTTAACAATTGATATATTATTAGCCAAATGAAGTTGTGTATCAGTCCCCATATCAAATGGTGGGGATATCACAACCCCTGTATTTTCCATTGATGTAATGTCCCAAGGTGCACCACAGCGGAATACCATGATGTACGATCCCAAATTTGCAGTCCCTGCATTATGTCGTAATACAAACAAAAGCTGTCCATCGTCACTGAAATCAAACGAACCTGTAGAAGGACTAGTAAATTCAGTCAAGTAATGTATTTCACTATTATCCCGATTAGTTGGGCCACTGATAGATGTAATGTCCCATGCAGTAGGAACATCCCACTGAGCAAGAACACAGGTGTTGTCCATCGTATAAAATTTAGTACCATCAGTACGCTTCCAAGTAAAACCAGTTATGTAATCGTAAAAATCTACATAATTTGATCCGCTGAGAGCATTGTCAAAGTTTTCATAATAAATTCGTCCACCATAGGTTGCACTATTTGGGTATATTATCAGATTTTGGTTTGTGGCGTTTGGCCACAAATACCAGCAATCACTATTATTATATTCTCCACGGATCCTTAAATTTATAGCACTCCTTGTAGTAGTGGGATTTGTAATAGTACTTGACCAGCCATCGCCAGTAGAATTCAAATTAGCTACCCACATAGCTCCGGATGCATCGTTATTGTCTCTACCAGTAAATGCAACTCCAATTGATGCATCATATGACACTGTAAATCCTGCTGCAAAATGGGGCGATCGATTATTATAGGAACCAGGTGCCCATGTGTCGCCTGCTGCAAACCATTCAAAAGAATCCCAAAGACCCTGATGAGAAAGACGATCCTCTAGTATTTTTCCAGAAGTAGCCTCCTCATTGTTGTGTCCAGTATGGATTAGAGCTCCTTGGCCACTATATCCATATCCAAAAGCATGGTTATCTTCACTGGTATACCACCATGTTGGAGCATTTCCATCAACATTTGTAGGTTGAGACTCAAATTGTTTAGTAGCTGAGCTTGGATGATAAGCTGAATCCAGTGTATATGATGTAATATAGTCACCTGTACCAAATACAGTCATTTGAGTACCATCAGATGCCATCATCATATTTCTAGGATTTGTTTCACCATCAGATGTGGTATCATAGGCATCTTTCCAATTAGCAGTGTTAACTTCCCAGGCTGAATCTAAAATAAAATGATTCACCAAATCACCCCCTTGCTTACAATTGTACATATGTAAACCGTCTTGGGAAAACGTTATTCCATAGTTATCATTATCATCATAAGAAACACCTGCTCCAGAATGGTTGGTAGTATGATGAACAGAGAAGAAAGATTTTTTATAGGTAAGAGTGCTTATATCTCTTGGTGTCGAAGCCTCATATTGGGCTATACTACCATTAACATCACTAACATAATATTTTGAGCCATCATCTCCCCAAGTGGCCCCTGTTATATTGGCTGGCCAGAACTGTTCTGATATAATACCATTTCTGCGCACATACTGATCCTTAGAGGCCATTTTAACAAGCTCACCCCGGTTGTCGAATCCATCTCGACCAGAATCGGTATAGTTATCATAAGCTTTATCTTGAGATGTCCATTGTACAATGGATGCACCATAGTTTGTATAATATGTTATATACAAGTTATCATCCTTATCAATGGTGGTTCCGTTTGAATTTGCAGAAGGGTTATACAAAGAATGGGGATCTCTAAGATTATCATATCTCACAGCAGAGGCTAAATCATATGGGGTTTCTAGAGTCCAAAATTTAGCCCTCGAATTAGTTAGATTATGCTGGCCCCCAGTAGCTCTGGTTGCTAATGCAAAACGAGTACCATCTCCATTCATCCACAATCCCTGCACAGTAGGATCATAAGCATGACGGCCGCCCCATTGCAATTGAGAGCCGTGCCACTTTACAGTGTCTAAATCATGAGCTGTGTCAAGCTTAAAACCTATTACTGTATCACCAGATTCTTCTAGAATGTAGATATGATGGCCATCTTTACTTACCCAAATATCAATCCAATTAAGATCTGATAATTTTATAACTTGATCAGCTGTGGCTGTACTAATATCCCATGCAGTGGATAGTGAATATCTGTTGACTTCGTTCGTCCGGCCAATGGTAAATAAATATGAACCATCATGCGAGAATGCAAAACCAGTTGTACTTCCATCAGCAGCATCCATATCAGCTACTTGCACATAAGAAGCTGTTGTTATATCCCATGCTGTAGATAAATCATATTCATACAAATCTACCTGGAATTGTAAGATATACATCTTTGTACCATCAGTACTTAATCTTACACCTGAAGGGGCTGTAGACTGAGAACTGCAGTCAAATGACATCAACTCTTCAGGATCCACATTTTCACTGGATATTGTACCAGGTGTTTTCATTGTGTATCTAAAAATACTTCCACCAACATTATTACAGAAATATATGTAATTCATATCACTATCACAATGAATTCCTTCCGGAGCAAAGCCTCCAGATACGAATGTACTTTCGGAATCAGCTGCGCCTGAAATGCCGCTAATATCATAAGCAGTGGAAAGATTAAAAACTCCGAGCTCGTCTTTATTAGTACCAGTAAGATACAATTTGTATCCATCAGCTGCAAACCGTCCAGCTCTAGGGGTTGTTTCCGCAGTACCAATATTCACATCACCGTTTTCAGTACTTAAAGTAGATATATCCCATGCTGTTGATAATGTATGGTATCCTATATCGTCACTATTTTGAATAGTAATTAATGTTGTTCCATCTGCAGAGATATCAATTCCATACGTATCTGTTCCAACTTTATTTGTACTAACAGCCGTAAAACTGGCTGTTTTAAGATCCCATGCAGTCGATAAATCATATTGATTAACGTCATCCCCTGCATGCCCTTGGACATATAGCTTACTTCCATTGTCGCCAAATGTCATACCCTGAGGTGCATTTTCTTGGCTACCAACATATAAGAAGTCTGAGGAATCATCAAGAGATGCTGTTCGTATATCCCAACTGTCAGAAAGTGAGAACTGATATATTTTATCTGTGTTCTGGCTCATTAGATAACAACGAGTACCATCATCCTTAAAATAAATATCATTGGGCCCACCGCTAAAGGAACTCATGTAGGTGTCAATAACGCCGCTATGAATTGCAGTGCTTGGTTTATGAGCCTCCTCCATAACAACTTCAATTATACCAACACCATCCTGTTGTTCATCACACGCATACCAAGCTCGTTTTCCATCGGGTTTGATGAATAATCCACCAGGTTGAACAATACCACCGACCTGCATCTCTTTATCTTCATTATCATAAATTAAAGTGGAGAGATCATTAGAATCTTCAAGAGACCATGAAAGAAAACCATCTAATACGTCAACAGCCATAATTACATTTTTATCTTTGACAATAAAATGTCTTGGAATGCATCCAATGAGTTGGCCAGACTTTAACCGGTGAGCACCGACAAATGTTGGGGAAGAAAGATCATATGCAGAATCCAGACTATACTCAATTATTGTATTTGGATGAGACGTCTCAGCATTGATCCACATTTTAGTGCCATCATCACTGAATTGAAAAATACCACCATCATCGTATATTTTGTTACTACCAGTTGAAAATGTTTGATCCGGGGAGTTGTATGCGGACAAACTACTTGATGAAATATCATAAGGTGTTGATAATGTATATTTTCTTATACTATTATCAGGACCAGCAAGCAATGTTGTTCCATCTGAACTAATTTCTAGACATTGTAATTCACCCGTCGTCCAGTTTAAATAACGATTGACTTCTGTTGCAGAGCCTATATCCCACCGAGATGTTAACTCATACTGAATAAGATCATCTAAATCTCTCTCATGCCAATAGAAATATCTACCATCCCGACTAAGGGCTAGTGTTGGACGCACATAGTCCGCATCCCCATCCGGTAGCCTATGATTACCCATGTACACCATTGTACTTGTATCAAATGGTGTACTCATGTAATACTGATGTATTATCTGATAGTTTGCAATATAAACGCGATGACCATCATGAGTAAAATAACATGCACCACTAAATTGAGGATCCCCTCTAGTCGTGCCCGGTTTACCTAAAATGAACCTTTCGGATACACCTCCTGCGTTTCTTAGCATTTTAAGCATAGGTGGTGTTCTAGATGGTACTACTCCATCAGCTGAAAAGTTAACTAATTCTCCAAGGCCATAGATTCCACTAGCTGAATCTAAAGATGGGTCAAGTTGGTTAGCAGCTATTAATCCTCTAATAGGACGTGGCATTATGAAATATCCTCGTAACTAATAACAATATCCATATTGGCTGAAGATGATTTAGCTGAAATAGTAGTATCTTCTTCTAGGTAGAAGGAATTGTTTTTATCCAGTACAACAAGAGAAGCATTTGGTGGCACATCGGCCCCTTTTACAAAGTAGTATGTTGTATCTGAAGCATCTGTGTATCCTACATCCACCCCAGTTGTCAGAGATGAAGATGTATTACCTACTACTATTGAATTAATCTTAAATACTTTGCCTGAAGAAGCAGCGTTATCGAGAACAGATGATAAACTAGTTGATAACGAAGAAGCCGTTGTTTTCCCATTTATAGTAGCTACGTTAACAATGTTTGGATTTGCCATTTATTTTTCCTTATCCGAATACAATAGCCATTGCAATGGCTGTTCCAGTTGAGGCACCACCGCCTCCGCCGCCTGATCTTGCTGATACGTAATCACTATCTATCAGATTTGTTATTGCTGCAGAATCTAATCCTGTACCATCAAGGGTCACTCTTGCCTGAACATAATCTGAGTCAATAATACCAGTTATAAATGCTGAATCTCTTTGTTGATCGTTAGCGGTAATTAATGTTATAACAGCAGAAGAATCAAGTACATTTGGTGTTCCGGTTAATGAACTATATGCAAAATCTTGTCTTAATTGTACATAATCAGAATCTACAATAGTAGAAATCCGAATTGCAGAATCTCCTTGAATATCTTGAATTAAAACTAAATCACCAGAATCTGCAGCACTTGTTAATGTAATTGAACTACCAGATGTGGCAGTATAATCAGTGCCATTTACAAGAAGAATACCGTTTAAGAAAACACTCAATGCGCCAGGAGTATAGTCAACATTAAATGTAGTATCACCCGAATCAGCAGTAATTGTAGTTTCGCTTACGGCAACACGGCTCGATTGTGCTGTTATATATTGAATTGTTAAATTATCACCAGAATCTGCAGCATCTATAAGGGTAACACTATTTTGTGTTGCCGTATAGTCGGTTTCTTCAATAAGTAAGATACCATTTAAATAAATTGCACTTGCATTTGGATTAATTGAAGGAGTATTTCCGTTAGTATCAGTACCACTAAATAAAGTTTGACCAGAATCTGCTTCATAGATAAAAGTCGTCAATCCTTGAGTTGTTCCGGTTGGAATAATATCTAAGACCGCTGCTGAATCTAGACCACCGCCACCAGATGTCTGCCGTGCTTGTACATAAGCTGAATCGACAGTACCTTCAATAATCGTGACAACAGTCGCTGAATCTGTACCTGCAGAAGTTCTAGCAGAAATATAATCACTATCGATAATGCCTGTTATAAATGCTGAATCTCTTTGTTGGTCATTAGCAGTAATTAAAGATATAACATTAGCTGAATCTAAACCACTACTTGTTATAATATTAAAGACTGATAACTCATCACCAGAATCTGCACCTTCCAATAAAGTAATAGTATTACCAGATGAAGCAGTATAGTCCGTAGTATCACGAAGTAAAATACCATTTAAAAATACTTGAATACTACCATCAACAAATGAAAGACTATCGCTATTAAGATCAAGGCCGGTAAATACAGTTTGACCAGAATCGGCAGTATATAAGAAATCAGTTATACCAGCTTGATTAGCTCCTGCAAGGATACTAAGCACATAGTCTGAATCAACTGTTCCTGTACCACTGCCACCAGATGTCTGTCGTGCTTGTACGTAAGCTGAATCGATTAAGTTAATAACTGCAGAAGAATCTAATCCACCAGAACCTACACCAGCGTCTGCTTCTCTTAAAGCGATATACGCAGAATCGACTGTTGATGTAATTAATGATATAACTGTTGCTGAGTCTGTACCTGATACAGCATCAACTCTTGCATTAATATATGCACTATCAATCAGCCCTAGGGTATTAGTTGAATCATAAGTTGTATAACCATAATCGGTAATTAGTGTTGTAGCTTCAGCTGAATCTAAAAACGTATTATCGTTAATAATTACAATATCACCTACCATACCCGAATGTACTGTACATTGATATACCAATGTATTTGGTGCATTCATGTCTGGGGTAAATATTACATCACCGGTTTGAGCTCCATTATTTGTTACACCAGTACCATATGCAGTTCCGCCATCAGATAATCTAATCTGGAATGGATGGCCAGAAGCATTTACTGAGAACTTATATGTTAATCCGCGTTGTAAATACAACGTTGGGTTATCTTGTCCTGATGAGAATCCATCACCAGTAAACGTATAAGCAGATGCACCATTATTAACAACATTAAATATTGCTTCAGCTGAACGTCTTGTTTCGATGAAATCACTATCGATAAGCCCAGTTATAAATGCTGAATCTCTTTGTTGATCATTTGCTGTAATTAAAGATACAACATCTGCAGAGTCTAAAACGTTAGGTGCACCAGTCAGTGAGCTGTATGCGAAGTCCTGTGCGGTTTGTCTGGCTTGTACATAGGCACTATCAATCAAGTTGATAGTTTCAATTGAGTCAAGCAATAACTCTAATGCAACACTTGAGTCAATAGCGTTTGCTGTTATTAAAGCAATTGCAGCCGTCGAGTCAAAAGTGGTATATCCAAAGTCTGTAACAATATTAGAAACATTTGTTGAATCTAATACGTTTGGTACACCTGTTAATGAGCTATATGTAAAATCTTGCCTTAATTGTACATAATCAGAATCAATAATATTGATTATATCAGCTGAATCAAGTACATTAGGAGTACCAGTTAATGAACTATATGCAAAATCCTGATCAGTTTGTCTTAATTGTACATACGCGCTATCAATGAGATTAATTGCATCAGCCGAATCAAATGTTGAATAACCGTATGCAGTAATAAGATTAGTTACATTAGCCGAATCTAATACAGTAGGTGCACCGGTTAAACTTGAATATGCAAAGTCTTGAGCTGTTTGACGTGCTTGTACGTAAGCTGAATCAATAAGATTAATTGTTTCAATTGAATCAAGTAATAACTGCAGAGCAACACTTGAATCAATAGCATTTGCAGTAATTAATGTAATTGCAGCTGCTGAGTCAAATGCAGTATAACCATAAGATGTAACAATATTAGAAACATTTGCTGAATCTAATACAGTAGGTGCACCGGTTAAACTTGAATACGCAAAGTCTTGTCTTAATTGTACGTAGTCTGAATCAATAACTGTTTGTCTAGCCTGAATATAGGCTGAATCAACAACACCTTCGATTCTTGCCGAATCTCCACCAAATTTTGCAACAATTAAAGTATCACCAGAATCAGCAGCTTCTGTTAGAATAACATCTGCACCATTTGTAGCTGTATAGTCAGTTCCATTAACAAGAATAATACCGTTTAATGTAACTAATAACGCCCCTGCGACATATGCAGTTGAAAAATTAGTTTGCCCGGAATCAGCAGTAAACGATACTTCAGTAACACCAACTCGACCAAAGTTATTAATCCTAGCTCCAATATAGGAAGAGTCTATAAGATTAGTTACCCCAGTTGAATCTAAGCCCTCTAGAGCTCCTGCAATAGATGTAACATCAGCTGAGTCAAGAATATTAGGTGTATTTGTAAAATTATTGTAATTTAGATAATATGCAGCAGATTGGCCATCTAATGTAATGGAATTAGTAGCTACGCCTACTGAGTCGATATTTATATTATCAATTAAAGATTGTACTGCGGCAGAATCTATAAATGATTTAATATCATTTGATGAATTTTTATAATAAATCTTACCATCAGCATAGTTAATGGCAATTTCGCCATATTCTAAATCGCCAGCGGCCGGAACTCGGCCGACGACGCTAGATTTTTTAAGTTTAATATTAGTTGTCATTAACTATCCTAATAAGGTAAAAATATTTAAAGTCGGGAATAAAAATTCCCGACTGTATTATATATTAGTACGTTCCACCATCAATAGTAGAAATACTAGCTAGTCCGTCGGTAACAGTAAATTGATCAGAATCAAACGAAGCCGTACCGCGCTGTGTAACAGTTGCAGCATCTGCGCTAAATGTGATTTGTCCATCTGAATCGGCTCCAGTTGTAATACCAGCAGTAGCATTTCCAGCAAAGAAAATACTTTCGCCTAGAGTTCTACCACTCGAACCAGAATCTGTTGTAATGGTAATATCATTTGCTGTAACTGCTCCACTAGCAACTGTAAAGTTAGTAGAGCTAAAGCTTGCAATACCTTTGTTGGTATCGGTTGCATCTTCACCTACAATGGTATATGTGCCAGCGCCATCAGTGATGTCAATACCTTCGCCAGCAACTAGTGCAGCTCCTAAATCTGAATCAAATCCAGAATAGACACCGCCTATATTATCTGCTGTGATAGTACCAACAACAAGATCAGCATTTGCGTAACCAGTACCTGAGCGATCAATGGTGTTGTCATCTTCTGTAAATGCTGTTAAGCCATCAAATAAGTAGTATTTGCCGTCATTAGCATCTCGGAATAAACCAGTATATTGAGTACTGTCGTGTTTGCCAATGAAACCAATATCAAGAACATCAGCTCCATTATTATTACCCAGCTGCAGTAATGGGTCAGTAACACTAAGGGTTTCTGAATTAACAGTTGTTGTTGTACCGTTAACTGTAAAGTTACCTGAAACAGTTACTTCTGCAAATGTTACGGAATCGGTTGTACCAACTGCCTGACCAATTGCAACTTCACCATCTGTAATGGTAACACCAGTTCCTTCTGAGAAGTGAGCTCTAACTTCTGAAGCGGATGGTCCAGTGTAGGTAAATACGCCAGATGCTGAATCGTATGCAAATGATCCATCACCACCTGCGTCATTGACTGAAAAGTGAGCTCTTACTTCAGATGCAGAAGGTCCTGTATACGTGAACGCTCCAGTAGCAGAGTCGTAAGTTAACGATCCATCACCACCAGCATCTGTAACAGATATTGATTCCCTTGCAATACCAGCAACACCATCTGAGTCAATTGCTTGATTAACAGCAATCGTTGAAACAGCGGTTACAATACCTTCTTTAGTTACCGTGACAACTGGAATCTCAGTTGCAGAACCAAATGAACCAACATCAGCATTAACAGAGTCTAAGAAATATGTTACAGTATTATCATCAACGTGTGCAGTAAGACCTGTACCTGCAAATGTCATTGTGGAATCAGCAAGCGTGATTGTGCCCGAACCAGAATCACCATCGAAGTTTAACGATACAGAACCACCGCCTGTAATAGCATCAACATAGTTCTTTGTTGCGGCATCGTTGGCACCTGTTGGTGCACCGAGATTAACAATCCTATTACTGTTAACATCAATATTGTTAGCTGGATCAATTGTCAGATCCCCAGAAGTTGTACTGATCGTATCAGTAGAACCGGTAATTACAATATTACCAGTTTTTAATTGATCAATTTTACTCGAAGCATCTACAATAATCGCAGAAGATGCGGTTAATGTACCCGCTGTATGATCAAGCATATTGATGAAATATTCACCACCAATTCTAACAACAGAAGTAGCTTGACCAGATCCGTTATCGCCTTTACCAAAGTAAAGTCTATCTCCGCCGTTTGATGCATCACCGGCGCCATAGGTATAGGCCAGTTCGCCTGTTTTAAGCGTACTCGGTGCAGCGGTACCGGTCGAACGCTTAATTCTTATAATTGACGCCATTTAATATGAGCCTCCGTCAGTTGTTATATTTTGATCAACATTAGGTGTATCTAATTCAGTACTAGGTACCCACTGTTGATTATCTGAATCATATTGTAATAAGCCACCATGGGCTAATCCTGTCAAAATTACATCGGTCAATTCTGCTAAAGTGCTAGCACCACCAGAAGTAACAGTAGTAAAAGTTAAATTGCCATTACCATCAGTTGTTAAAACCTGCCCATCAGTACCGTCCTGTAATGGGTATAATAAACCAGATATTACAGCTGAATCATTAACTACGAGACCACCTTCGACCGCAAATGATTTTTTTATTGCTGCCATAGTGAACCTCTTAAAAATAGTATAATATATTTATATAGAAACAATTTATATACCATTAATTAACCTCTTAGCCTTTACAGAAATAGTAGAGCTAGTAGGGGTAAAAAGTAAACTTACAGTGCTATCATTAAGGCTAGCATCAAAAGTTCCTAAATCTGCACCAGTAAACGTTTTAGCATACTCTTGAATATACACGTCTGAGCTATCATGTATTAACAATACTTCAGCAACGCCAAACTCATTACTAGTATTATCTTCTAATTGTATAAAATACTTAGCCGATCTTTGTTTTGAAGCACTAAACGTGTCTATAGTTTGCTCATTAGTTCCACTTAAATCTGAATCAATAGTATTACTTAAGTTCTGTGACGAGATACCGCCATCACCGCCTGATATATTACCAAGCACATCTTCTTCTTGGCCAGTATTATCAACAGTAACAATTCTTAGTGAACCGTTATCATCACTTAATTTTAAATTTCCTATATAGAAAGAATTTGCTCCAACAAAAAGATCTTTCCACTTTTTAGTAAATGTGCCTAAGGACCTTGTACCAGTACTATCCGGTATAAGATCGGTAGTTAAAGATGTAAAATCTGGAGCATCAGTTAACGAACCGTATGAAAAATCTTGTCTTAGCTGTATATAATCTGAATCAACTAAATCTCTAACTGCATCAGAATCTAAACCTTCTAGAGATCCTGCAATCATTGCAACATCTGCAGAATCTAGTATCTGAACATATTGTGAGATATATTTTCCAGATGCAGAATCATATACTAGATAATCGCCGTTACTACGATTAGCAACATCAAATTCTGATATTGTGCTAATAGAAGAAGACGCGGTTACGCCACGTACTGGAGTACCGAGGACAATTTTTTTAACAATTGTCCTATTTGACATAACAATTGTTCTATTTGACATCGATTACCTCGTTACCGAAGGAGTAACTTGCATTCTACCTTCTAAAATACGCTCAACAATTGTATCGCCATCACTATCTACAAATGACAATTCCACATCATAAACGTACCTACCTTTAGATAGATTACCTGTTTGTGAATTAGTTAGAGATAGCGTGACAATACCATTTGTAGCAGGATTTTTTATAGCTGTAGTAAAATCAGTAGTATCAGAATCTGTACTACTATAGTTTTTCTTTAACTTTGCTGTAATTGTATGCCCGGTGAGGTCTTTTACTGACTTATCATTATTAATAAGATGCAATTCAATAGCTACATCGGCGCCTTGGTCGATGGTAAATTCTTCGTAGGTGGCCATGAAATACCTCAGTTATTTCTTTGTCGGACGTTATTGCCCCTGCCTTTACATTATTTATACAAATTAAGATATATACTTTTAGATAAAAACATGATATAATGAATATATGAACGAAATAGATGAAGAAATTATAAAGGCATACGGGCTAGTTAATTTTTGGTGGAATGAAATGAATTTGCAAGAGTACAAAAAAGAATCTATAGAAGATTTTGGTTACGCTGTAAAGAAATGGCAAGAAGCTCAGGATAATCTTCGAAAAATTAAAAAACAAAAAAACCATGCATCTTATTTAGATGTAAAACGTAAGGCAACATGGAATGATTGAAATATATGATGTAGATGATGCATCCTTTTTGCACAAATATGAAAACAAATTTATGGAATTTAAAGAGAAAGCAAATTCCGTTAATACCGCAAAAATGAGATATATTGCAAATTTGCCGCAATTTAAAATCGAAGAAGAAAATTTTATTTTAGATTTAATGTCTAATTATTCAAATATATATCCTGGCTGGATAAGACTTACAAAATTCAGCTACGTTTTTAGGTTTGAACCAGATAAATCAACAATGTTACCACATTGTGATCTAGATCCAGAATCTTCGAAGTTGCTTAAAGGTATCGCAAAAAGAGTATTGATCTATGCAAATTCATTTTGGGACAATGCTTGGGGTGGCGGAACGTATTTTGCACCATTTGAAAAATACGGTGTAAATAGATACTATATTGCAAAATGTAAAAAAGATAAATTTGTTAAAGAATCAACATTAGTAGAAAATGTTCCTGGAAGAGTTGTAGTATTTGATTGTGATGAATTACATGCACC